CCACTGGGTTCACCGTAGTCTAATAGGCAACTTACCAAAATATCAGTATACACTGTTCCGGGTATATGGGATATTATCATTTTGTTGTTGACTGGATCCAAATTGGCAATTGATGTATTATCAACAATCTTGCTGTATGTGGGATTGTACAGATTGGTATTTTGGCCTGTGGTGTTTGTTGGCAAGTAAGTGATGATGCCAGTTGGATCAACACTGGTTCCGCCATTACCAAAAGTCATTTCATAGATGAAGTTTTCGCCTTTATTGGCAATAGATTTTGCCAAAGCAACACTGAAGTTTTCATAGTGTATGGCGTTGGCTTTGTCAATAAAAACTTCTTTTGATACTGGATCAAAAATTTTAATATGACCTCTAACATAAATCCCCGACTTTTCATCAGGTTGTTTTTGTACTTTTTCCACTGTTTTTTCCTCTAATTTGGTTTCAATCGAATTTGACTTATTATTATTTATCATGGCATATACCCTGGTTTATTTAACAAGAACACGGCTTGCTGTGTAGTGCTATTGATCAATCCTGTTCCATCAGTTGCGGTGCCTGTACCTGTTGTGTACCAAGCCTGCATCTGCTGTAATAGGGAATAATTTGATGCTGTGGCAGAAATTATCACATTACCATTGGCATTTACAGTGCCCAATACAGAATTACTGATGTAAGAATTGGCAGTTATGTTACCATTTATAGTAATGGTGTTACCTGTACGGGCTGTCAAGTTGCCACTTATTTTGACAACAGGCACAGTTTTTGCAGCAGTTACGTTGCCAAGAACACGCAAGTTTGCAGCCACGGTGGTATTGGCAAATTTTTGTACTATGTATTCGCCAACGTTGGCAGTTACATTGGATGAGAAATTCAGCTTTAAACTGACATTGCTTGTGACCGCATAGTTTGTTGTGCTCGTAATATTGGCAGTAGTTACAGTGACATTAGGAACTGATTGTATAATACTGGCATCAACAACTTTAATAGCCTTGATGTTGGCTGTGATACTGGGTGCAGCATTTGCAAATGTATTTCCATATACATTCCCGGTTACTGTTCCAATGTTGCCTTGGTAGTATACAACTGTGCCAGTATTGATAATGGTATTGGCGGTCCAAACAGTCGCAGTAGGATTAAATGCTGCAGTCCCATCTACTGCACGGCGTATTTGCCCCAATGCGTTACCAAACGTAGCTACATTGCCCACTAGACTGACATTTGATGCCACATTGGCAAAGTATGATGCATATATGTTTCCTGTGGTGACATAGATATTACTGTTATATGAAATCACCGAGTCGGTGGGCACAGATATATTAGCAGTCCATGCGGTACGATAAGCGTAGTTTTTATAATACGAGATTTTTTCGTTGTTTACAAAAACAATACCCGGTATGCCCAACAGTGAATTAGGAACCGGCAATATTGATGCATTTGCAACAAACACGTATTGATCCGTTAACGATAAATTACCACGCAAAGTGGTTGTATATGCATTGCTGATTCGATGGAATGTATGATCTTGCGTCATGTTGTCAAACAATCTGAATGCATAATTATTTGTACTGGTTATTAAATTTGCATCAAATACCTGTAAATTTAAACTATCAAGCATTTGTCCCGGGACAAGTTCCTGTGGTGCATGACTGCTATATTCATCTACATATGCACCACCGTCGATGTTGAGATCGCTTGGATTAACTCCCAGTGTGTCTGCATAACGACTTTGTATAATGCTGTCTGTGTCGATTCCAACATCTTTTATTGAATTGGCATCGACCAATGTCACATTGGATGATATATTGGCAAATGTGCCGCCTGCATCAAATACATTTCCCACTGTGATGTACAAATTACCTTGATGTGTAATCAATCTTTCCGAAGCTATGGCCAAATTACTGGTCCATACTGTTGCAGTGTTGCCATCAACAATTACGCCAGGGTAACTGATACCATCAACATATAGACTCAAATCAACATTGCCGTTGAATGCAGTGATCCTGTCGTTGGCTGTGTTGAACTCTCTTGCGTTAATTTCTGAAACATTGGCAAGAGGGAACTCAATATTTGCCGTAACAGTGTAGTTGTTTGCACCCAATCTATATAAAGTATCGTTATAGAATATAACAGTATTGCCAGCGATTACCTGTGCATTTGACACAGTATCCCACATCAAAAATGTGTTTGATGTTGTATAGCTGATACGATCAAATTTGATGTTTGTCTTGATGCTGCGTACAACGTTGTGGCCACTGTTGTTGCCATCAAACACATTGCGTAGTACTGCATAGGCTGCCGCCCCACTGCCTGTGCCATTGATGATGATTTTGGGTGTGTAGGTGTACCCTGATCCGGCTGCAGTGATTATGATGTCAGTGAGTTTTCCATTGACATCTATTTCGGCATAGCCCTCTGCTCCTGCTCCGCCGCCACCAGCAATGGTTATTTGTGGAGGTATGTTGTAACCAGATCCGCCATTTTCAATAATAACATCAACTACAGAATATGAGTGCCCAGTGTACCAAGGATAATACAGCCCAGCTGTGAGCAACGTTGAATCATAAGTTTGTTCACCGTTGGGACTTCTATACACCGACAAATTGGTGTCCCAGTAGGATGGTAAATCAAAGTCTGTTGCATCTCCACCAAATACATCATTCTTTTCATAGTCTACAACAAACTCTCGTACCACAGTTCTGTATGGCTTGACTTCGTTGATGTAATCCAGATAGAAGTTTTGATTATCTGAAATATACGATGGGAATTGCTCCAATTTACGAATTCTTTGTATTGCGTTTATAAAACTTGTTTTGAACACCCAATCAACATTCTGCTGTTCAGATAAAATATATCTAATCATTATAAAGAATAAGTTATTGAATTTGCCAGCAATATCATCGGTGAATATTTCTGTTTGCATTGACAGCAATATTTGACGCAAGTCCAATGGCGGAGGTATCATGTTGTTAGTAAGTTGAATTGTGCCACCTTCAATGCCAACCAAATTGAGTGTTGATGTACCATCAACATAATAGATCAAAAATTTGCCATTTCCGTCATCTAGAACTTTTACATAGGTGTATGGTGTTGGTGTCAATTTGCCCAAATCCAAGTTGTTATCAACTGTGGTATTGATAGTGGTAGTTGGATCAAATGCACTGTCATACCAATCTGCATAATACCAGTAAAGATTGGTCTTGTAACTTTGTACTCTGTGCGGAGTGGCCTCAAATCCATCAGCAGTCAGTTCATATATTGCCCATTTGGTATTTTGTGTGTCATCACTCAGCACCAAAACATTGTCACCAACATTTAGAGTGCTGGTGTTTACATAGCCCAATTCATCAATATTTGCCACAGTGAGATCATATTGCCCAGAGTCTTTGGGAGGAATTGGCTCTTCACTGTTTAACAATGTCAAAGGTTTACGCGACACAATGGGATATGCCAAAAGATAGTTGTTAACCAAATCAACAACTGTCACAATGGCATAGTCCTTGCTGACAAACATGGTTTGTCTTGCCGGACGAATACCCACACCGTATCGTTGACTTACTGGCAATGCAGGATCGGGAACAGTGTTGCCTGCTGCATCAGTTCCTGATAAGCTATCAATCATTTTGCTGACTATAGATGCTGGCAATTGACTTCCTGTATTGGTCTCCTGGACCAATGCATATTCACTATGGATTATGGCATCATCAACTGTCTGTTTGCCTAAATGCAATATTGAGTTTTTACCAGTTAGATAATGTGCCGCATTGTGTACCGCAACTGCATTGTCTTTTAATACAGTTATATAAGGAACCCCTTGACTTTGTGGGTTTTCAATGGCAGCCGCAATACTGATCACGCTGTTGTTTTTTCCTGCCTTTATGTTGATTATGTCTCTATTTTGCACCCAGAAATAATATTTTAATTTTACATTACCAGCTTGATCAACATATCCGTGTGTACAATACGCCGTGTCATTGGCATATACTGGTGTCCCCGAACCAGTGTATTGGCTAGGCAATACTGTACTTTCTATCCATTCATACACCAGCACTTGACTTCCGGGAAAACGTTCTCCCCAATGATTTAATCTATATATCAATGCATCTTGCTCATAGTCAATGTATCTAATGGTGTCAAGATTCCACCAAATTTTACCAATTTGATTGGGTCCCCAATGTAAATCACTATTTTTTGTTCCAGTGCCAGCATTGTATACTGCAGGATCTGAAGGCGTTTTAAAATCAATGTCTCTGTCAACTGAATTTAATACCTTACCTTTTATTGGATCAAGATAATCAAGTGTGGTAAGAATATTATTATTGGTCTTGTTGTATATGAATGTTCTACTGACACTGTTTGTATCTACTTTGGGCTGTTGCTCCCTGGTCAACGTCCATGCCAGCAATTGATCACTGTTAGTAAATGTATACGCTGCACCAGCATTGGCTAGATTTCCAGGTGCACCAACTGCAATGACTCCTCGGGTGACATCAACTGTGGTGCCGAATAAATCACCTGATGACAGTGTTGTTTCTAATTCTTGAACAAAACTATATTGTCCCTTGTCTCCAACTGTTGAATAATCAATTTGATTTTCAAATATGTATGTTACCCCGCTGTTGCGAATTTGATCAATGAACTTGGTGGTATCTGAATCAATAGTGGTTGCAAATTCATCAAAATATGTATGTTCATCTGACGCAGATCCTTGACTGCCAATGGCCAAGACTCCAGCATCGCCACTAACACTGATGCTTATACCAAATTGACCAACGTCCATGGTGGGCTGTGTCAGTGTTTGATTGTATACATAATGTCCGCTGGACAATACAAAACGTTCAACAGCACCATTGGCTTGTCCAGATTCAGTTGATCCAGGTGCACCAACATACAAGTTACCTGATGCACTGTCTATGTCTAAACTGTATCCAAATAGTGCATTTTCATTTTTTGCTTGACTGGAAACAGTATCCAATAATGAGAATGCATTGCCGGAACGTGTGTAAACATAAACATTTCCGTTGTTGCTGTAGCCATTGGTTGCATAGGGAGCAGATACAAACAGCGTTGATCCATCGTTGTTGGTTCTGACCACATTGCCAAATCGTGTCAACGCAGTTCCAGCTATAGAATTGGCCCAAGCATAGGAAGTATTGGCCCAAGAAGCGTTTGGTGTGTAGTAGGTTTCTACTAGATTGTTTGTGGCGTCACCAACGTATAATCGTGTACGATCTGTGCTCAATGATATGCTATTGATGCCAACAACATTTGCTGATGTAATAGTCTGTATTTTTGTAATTGTGGCATTGGCCCAATGTCTATAAATGTGTACGTTGGCAGTACTGGGAGACGCCACAATCAACAAGTTGCCCTGTGATTCAATTACAGATCCAAATCCCACATTGACATTGCTCAATGTCACATTGGAAACAAATTGTCCGCCAACATTGGCAAAGACCTGTAACTGTTTTGATCCAGGATTGCCCACATATAGATACTGGTTATCACTTCTAATGCGTACTGCACTGCCAAATTGATCACTTGATGTCACTGTATTTGCAGTAATTTTAGTGACGTTGTTGCTGTCCCAAGGTTTGTTATAGGTGTATACTCCCCAGCCATTTGTGGTAGCACTGTTGACCCACACGCGGTCATTTTCTATCCAGCCATGCAATGGAAATTTTGCACCAATATCATGCACTGACCCAATTCTTGCTGAGGGTAATGAGTATACGATGCCAGTACCAGTTATTGTTAATCCTCTAATTAATCTTTTTAATGCTGATGAATTGCTGATCACAATCATAACACTTGTTGAATTGGGCACACTGGAAACTGTGTATATTCCGTCAAACTCAGTGTCAAAGTATTTCAATACAAATGCATCGCCTTCTTTGAATTCATGAGCAACATTGAATTTTAACTGACCATATGAATCCAATGTGTATGTTATTGATGATGCCACCAAATCAGTTGCATTGGTTCTCAATATATCCCATGTGCCTTTGGCATCTTTGGCCACCCAGATTTTATCTCCGGCACCCAGTGAAGTCAGTGATGTTGTCACTGAGCTTAAATTAAAAAATTGATAGTCAACATCATCTATGTTGACATACCCAACTGTTGGCAAATCTGTCATTGCAACATCATCAACTCTATTGCTGTACATGGAAGTACTGGTACTGGATAAATTGCTGGAATTATATAAGTTGGCCAAAGTGAACCCAGAAATAATATTTCCTGAGCTGTATGTATCTGTTAGGGCAAATGCAATGGGGTTGGTTGTAAAGATTGATTGATCCAAAACAAACTCATTGAATGTATTTGTATCAACTCCGCCGTATACACCCACACGGAACGCCCATTCTTCATTGACAGATATATTACCACTGACGTTGTTGAAACTGGCCTTGGTCAATGCATTGATTGCGTTTATGGATCCTTTTTCTTTGATGTAGCCCTGATAGAATTTGGTCTGTGTGGGAATACTGATGCCCAAATCAGTTAGATACGGACGTTGTCTAAATCCAAGCAATCCTGCACTATATGATTGTATAGTTTCGTTTGTTGGTGGGCGATCCACATCATAGATGTTGTTAAATTTTTGTGCATTTTCCCCAAAGTTGGGCAACAGTCCAGTCTTGATGTTGTTTTTATCAATGCGGGCCCATAGTATGGGATTGAACTGTAGTGTGGCGGGAATATCCTGCGATGCAGTGTAATATAAATTGTTGTGTTTAACAATATCACCAGTCCTATAATCTGTGCCTGAAATCCAGTTTTGAATATCAGCAGAATTATAAACATATCCAGGAGCACTCAGTGCTCCGGTCCATGCACCTGTTTTTACACCAGAAAGTTTTAATCGATACTGTCGTGTGCCCAACGCTGGAACATAAACTATATCACCAAATTCACTGACATTGTCAAACACTAGACTGTGTTCAAATTGCAACAGCTCTAGTCGGGCAAAACATATGGTAGAAAAATCAACGGTTGCAATAGTGAAACGATTGCCATTGCCACCTTCTGCTGTGCTTACTCCTTCTGTTCGAACAATGTTGAAACTGCTGCTCTTAATGGGCAAAAAGTTCTGATCTAAAATTCTACTGCCATTGGGCAAATTGGTAACTTCATCCACTATAATGCCAGTTGTGGTCAATGACACTGTGGTGGCCACAGGATTCAATACAATGATTGTGCCCGGTGCCCAGCCTTGTTGACCCCAATACAACAGTTCTTTGATGCTCAGTGTCCAATTTCTTTGTTGTTGTAGATCTGGATCAAATTGATTAAATTCAAATCCTTGACTCTTCAAATATCTCTCATAACTGATTAGAAAATCTGCGGCTTGCTGTATAGTTGTAAATTCAGTACCATAGGGCACTGTTTCTATAGACTTTGATGCATTGCTGTATACTTTAGTGGCTGCAGAATTAATGGTTATGGTTTCATATTTGTTGTCAATGATACTGGGATATATGTTAAAGAATGGATTAGTTGTATTGTATCCAGATACACTGTATCCTGTAGATGTTTTTTCAACAATGACTGCACTGTACTCAACAGCTTTTCTTGGATGAGTCTTGTCAAGATATACATTATAGTTTGCATCCGGAACAATAACACTGGCATTGGTGGATCCCGGTGTGGTTTGTTCAGCCGACACTGTTACTAAATTTTTATCAGTAAATCCGCTGACTTTATAACTCAATTGCACTGACATCTTTGTCAAGAAATCGCTGATCATGGGACCTGGATCAATGCCAAGATTTTTTAAACTGTCTGCTATCCAATTTATATAGCCTGATGTACGCTGTGTGGGCAATGTGATAACATTAAGCTGATCATCTATGTACACAATAGTATACCCATTAACATTGACTATGCTTGGATTGATCTTTTTGTTGTCTGTTGTGGTAAATTGTCCAGTGATTGGATTTGTTGTAAACTTGGATACATCCAATTGTGTTCCAAAATACTTTGCAGGCTTTAATAATGCCAAAGCTCTTTGAATTGCATAAGGATAATCACTGCTTCTCTTCCAAGCTGATTCTGCTGGCCCATACTGTCCAGCAGTAAAGGCTTTATTTGCATGATTTGCATTGAATTTACTTATCAACGGAATATCGGCAGGAGACAACAGGTTGCCTGCTGAGTCAACTGGTATAAATGTTGTCAGTCCTGGACGAGCAAATCTTTTATCGTAATAGGGGTCGCCGTTGTTCCAAATATATCCGGCTTCTAAATCTTCCCATAATACCATATTTCCACGTGTATACGGACCAGTACTATAACGAGTATTCCACCAATTTGGTTTGTCACTAAATCCCAACATGACCCATGGTGTTAAATTGGGAGTATCAGTATCGAACCAATATTGGTACACTGCTCTCCAGGATCCCTGCAACAACGAATCATCAATTCTATCTGTAAACACAGAGTAATTCCAAGTCCATGGATTATTAGCATTGTAAGTCGTATTAGTTGAATAATTTATATTATTCAGCCCTGCCCATTCTAAAAATGATTCTGACAACACTTGTGTAAATTCTGCGTTGGAATAGTCAGTATTGCGAAATTTTCCTGGACGTACATCATTGATGTCAATTTTATTTTTTGCGTAATCAGATTTAATGTTGTTGTATATGCGTTTTTCTAATTCCAGCAAATAGTTGTCTCTGAAGTCATTGAATGCAGGAGTAATGGATCCATCGTGGCCACGAATCACCATGATGGGAGTTTGATAGGTATTGTCCAAATACTTTTCAGGAGCAAATTTTGGGTACAATCCCAACTTTGACGGTGTCTCTGGTATAAAATTGCCGTCAGTGTTGTAGTAATCTCTAATGACAATTACATCGTCAATTTCAAAAGATCTAATAAATTGTACAGCAGGTGCAACTGTACTAAAAGTATAATCAATACCATGTATCAGCTGAGTTCCGTTGAGCCATATCAATACCGCACGATTACTCAACTGTGTTATGTCGAAAATACTGCCAATTTCATAGTTTGTTTGTCGAGTATTGAGTACAGTATATGTTATATTTGTGTGATCACCGCCTTGTGGTACCATATCGCTGTAGTACCAAGGAAAACTACTATTCTTGACAGAATTAATAGATTTAAGAACAGCATCCACTCCTGTAATAATATCGGTGTAATTTATATTGGGTAATGTCGAACATAAATTTATAAATTTATTTTTAAATCTGCCATATTCTTTTTTGGCAAGTGTCAACCCATTAATAAAATTAATATCCGGACTATTTAAAAACGACATTGCATAGATCAATGGACTACTATGTTGTAACAACGTACCACCTTGTGCTCGTACATACATGTCTTGAACAGGAATAGAGCTAGATGTTGAAGCACTGGTATTTTCAATCAACTTGTAATAATGATTTCGAATTTGTCCCAGCGTAATTGTGGAAAATTGTTCGTTTAATGGATTAAGATCTAGGTTAGATGGAATTTCGTAATAGCCAATTGACGAAGCTGTATCACTAAAAATAACAACGTCGATCTTGTCACCAAGATTGGGCATAGTTGTTAGTGCAATCATGTTGTAAATGCCGTAGGGCATTTGTTCATAGTCAACAACAGGAGTCAATAATTTATTGTTTAAATAGACCTTAATATAGGGTATTGATTGTTGAGACTCTGGCAATATGTCAATTTCAACAAACACTCGCTCGACCCCGTCAATAGTAACAACATATCCATCAAAGAATTTGGTAAACAATTGATACTGCTTGGTATCTTCTACAGTTTTTACCCAATTTACAACTTTAGAGGACGATGACAAACCATTGTTCTTGACGGCATATCCAACATTGACCGGCATCGTGCCCAACTGATAATCAAAAGTATCAGTGTCAAAATAATTTGTAAAGGCAATATCGCCAACATTGTTGAATGTTTGATATTTTAAAGGAAACCCAAGTATAGGATCATTGGTTGTGCTGGTGCCAGTGCTGTACCCAAAGAATTTTGTTCCAATGAATGTACTGCCCGGATAAACTGTTGTGTTGCTTAGGCTGTATCCATTGGCATCATAAACATCAAATATCGGAGACTGGTTGACTTTTGTTTTTGTTTGGCACTGTGTCCATGTTGATCCATTGAACCTAAAAGTTTTTCTAGCATTTGTGGAACCTTTACGTACTGATACTTGTTCACCGGGCAATATGGGATCATCGCTGGTTTCAACCAAGTTGATGTAATGTACACTATTGATGGTTTCTATGTTGACTTGATATATTTTGTTTAGAATATTGGTGTCATAGTCATTGGCAAAAACAATGCGATCCCCAGTTACCAATGTGGCACCATCTATGCTCGCGGTGGTGTGTCCTTCAACATCATTGAATGCATCCGTTGCTGCAAATGTGATATAATCAATTGGGGCTTTTGCCTGTGACCCTGTATTGAACAATTGCAGTCCCACATCAAACTCAATGATGGGTCGTCTCGCAGGAATATTTGGGCCAAAATCTGCGGCAGTGTTGTTGTATTTTGCTGTGGCATTGATTACATCAACATGAAACCAACGATTATAACGACTCCATGGATTTCTATCTAAACTGCCACGATTAATTGTAATATAATCGGGTGCTGTGCCAATGTTGGCCACATAACTTTCATATACTTCTAATTCACTCACTGGAGTCAATGTAATTGCAGTACCCACACCATCAATATAATATTCATTACTTGCATAACTGGACGGGGTAACTGAAGTATCAAAAAGGATCTTTAATCCATTGGTAAATATTACGCCATTTGGACTGGTGTAACCAGTTTTGCCAATAATGTCATCTTCAATATCAATTTTTGAAGATACGTTGTCAACCAATTTGATACGGCCAAAGAAGTTTGCATCTGTTCCATCTTGATAATATAGATAATCTTGAGCCGCTGTAATAACTGGAACCAATTTGTAACGTAAGTTGTTGTCTAACCAAAATTGATTTGATGCATAAGTTTTTCCCGAGCTGACAAATACTTTTTCTTTAGACACTATTTGCAAATTAGGAATCAATTCAATTATGTAATCTGAGTTAAATGTGGCAATTAGTTGCACTTTCCATACACCGGCACGTTCAGTGGTTGTGACGGGGTAATTGTCAACAGTCCAGTAGACATCGTCTTGATCATTGTTTATAAAAATCAGAGTCTTGCCGTTTAGTGCGGTGTCCAATCCGTCTAATCCGTCGGGAAAGTCTGCAAGGAATTCACTGAGTAGTCTGCCCTGTATTTGATTATAATGTATGGTCACAGCCGCCGTGACCGTGGTCTTGATTGGCATCAATGTATAAAAGTTTTGTGCTGTTGACAGGGGCACTTGAAATACAATTTCACCGTTGTCTGTACCATTGTTGCTGACACCAAATACATTTCTTGTGTCAATGGTTGATACATTGGGATCAGTGCCCGAAACACCGGGTTGACTTTGTATCCAGAAATTAGATCCGGATTGATTGATTTTAAATTTGTATGTGCCGCCACGTGCCAATGTCAGCTGAAGATTTGGGTGACTTCCGACTCCACTGAATGTGTAGCCATCAATGTCCGTGTTTTTTGTTACTGTGTATGTGTCCTGCAAAGGCACCTGATTTGCATAAATTTCAACGGCATCTGGGCCATTGGGCAACCAATAATATTTGTAATAATTTACAAACTTGTCGTAATCAAATTGTCCATCAAATGTGTAGGCCTCTTGAGAAAATAGTCTTTGATGATTGTTTATTACTCCGTTTTTATTTTCAATGCTGTGTAATAGATCTACATAGCCAGAGTTAAATGTAACTTGTCCGTCAGCGTTTTTAACAACCACGCCGGGCTCAAGTTGATAATTTTTTCTATTGGCATCTGATTCAGGCACATAATTGTCAGATAGTTTGAATGTTGGTGCAAACTTACGACCAATGTATCCGTTGACGGGAACATCAAATGCCGGTGTAAACAGTTGATCAAGTGTGGCTCCGAGGAATCGCTGATTTGTGCCAGATCTAAATGCCGCTGGTAAAAAATTAATTGTATTAATTAGACTCATTAATAAGTTCCTACTAGGTTATTGCCTAGATTTAAATGAGCAGCTGTGACTGCGGATACTACAGTGATATCATTGACGGTTGCCGCTGATGTAATAATTTCCCAGGGTTCTGCGTTAATTTGAAAATAATTTCCAAATACCAATGTATTATCTGCTGGCAAAATTACGATACTACCGATATTAGGTGCCAATGTAGAATGCAAATATGCAGACAATTCACTAAAATAGAAAGTGTCACCGAAGTCCCAATTACTTGGATCAAAGTATACATTAATTGCCCCGATTACTTGAGTTTTTATTTCATTGTCAGTCATTCCTGAATTTGGATTTTTGACTATTTGGAATACTGCCCTTAACGATGGATCTGCTTTGGCCCCAAACAAAGGTTTAAATCTTGCTGGATTGAACACAACAGTGTCACTGACTGCTTTGTAGTTGCTCAATGATCCATAATCCACTTCCAATGTGCCAATTGTAGGCACAATAGGTTCAGTTAATGTGCCTGTCAAATCACGCAAATATGTCATATAACTAGCAGAATAAGCAGAAGTTAATATATACAAATCAATAATATTAACTGGAGTGGGGTCAACTCGACTGCGTGACGGGACGTTATGTTTATATTGGAAATATAAATCACCACGACTGCTGTCAGTTCCAGCAACCGTAGTATATAAATCAGGATTATCTGGCACCCCAGTTACCTGTGTACTAGGAGATTTTACAAATACCTTTGTATTGTCAACATATCCGTCGGGCTGTGTCAATACATTATAAATTTGCCAGGTTACATCTTGTCCCAATGCATCATTTGAATCAGGTTTAGAATTTACTTTTAAAACCTTGACAGTGTCTTTGATATTTGTTCCTGTAGAAGAATCATATACACGAATACTAGGATCAAAATAAAACTTAGTATTTCTTGCACTACCAAATGAGTATATTGTTGAACGATAATCAATATTGTAATATCCGTTTGAATAGACAAACTTCAATAACCAATTAGTACTACTACCAATATCAGATGGTAATATGTTTGCCCAAGTTTGATTTACTTGATCGTAGGTCAATCCGAAATTAACTTTAGTACGAATTTGACTAATCATTGTAGTGATCAGACTAGTACTAAGATCAGTTTTATAAGGCGGAATGATACTGTTCCTACCAAGTAAGTTTACGTCACTTAGAATAGCTCCTGTTGGCACAATAGTTCCAAACGTTACTAGGCTCGGTGTGTTAATGTCCCCATTAGATACCGTACTGGCTACTGCTGCGTAGAAGCTAGTAGTATCCCCAGCAACTCCAGGAGTACCAGATTTTAGTACATGTTGGGCATCAAAGTAATACCCAGCCGGAGCAGTAAATTGCAAAGTTGCACCTGTTGCTACATATTTTAAATTGCCACCAATGCCCGATCCAACTTGTTGTGTTGTATTGGCGTATTGTAAATAACCGTAACTGGATACTGTTGTATTGCCAGTTTGACTAAATGTCACATTGGCATGTGTGCTGTTGTAACGTTGATATGTAGAATAGTAATAATTTTGTACTTCGGCTGAATCAATAATGGGCAAAACTTTATTATAAATTGCACTATATATATCACTGGTTGTTAAAAAATTAAATGAATCAGATTTGTTGGCACTGTTGGCACTCAAAATACCGTCATCACCAAAAATGTTGGTACTTGAATAACTGCCAGTGGGATCAATGGCATCAAGATAAATGCTGACCCCACTACTGGTCCTGTTGACGGCCTTGACTTTTTGAATATTGTTAAATGATGTTAATGGGAAGATATTGTAATCTTCGCCAGTGATCATACGATTCTGTGTATAATATTGTTGAGGTGCATTACTCTT